GTGTTGTCGCTTGTGCCGTCGCCTGTGATCCCGGGAGATGGCGATCCGTTGGCGATACTGATGTTCAAGGTCGAATCGTTAGCGGCTGCTTTGCGAGCAGTCAGCGAGATCGAGGTGGTTGATCCTCCGACATTGTAGTGGCTTGACACGTCGCCATTCTGGATGAGAGCGGTGCGAACCTTGCCAGCCCAGACCGATGCTGTGTCGCCAAGTAGGACAGGGACCTGTATGGTCAGAGGCGAGACGTCGAGGATTGCCGAGGTGATGACGATGGTGACATTGCCGGCGCCTGTCGTCGTGCCGACCGCCGTTGTTGTCTCGACCTGCTGAGTGCCGAGAGAGTTGAGCGAGCCTAGAAACATCGATCGAGCGCTCAGGTTGTTAAGGTAGGTGCCAATCTTCTGCACGAAATACTCGGCAGCCTGCAAGCTCTGGAACTCGGTAGACGACTCGAAGCTGACCGTTGTGGTCATGCCAGCTCGAGGAATTTGACGCGCCTCGACCGCTCCCACATAGGAGACGGTCTGGACGATTGGCTGCGGAGACATCGAGAGGCGCACGGCCTCTGACTGGCGACCGTTGCCACCAGCCAGCTCGATGTTGCGCGTGCCTATGGTGAGAGTCGCTATCACTTAGGTTTAGACTGCTGCGATGGTGAAGAGAGGCTCTGGTGCGCCGGTGGTGAATGTCCGCTTGCAAGCGAGTGACAACTGCCCGAGACGATTCTCTGTTGGAGAGAAGCGCTTCTGGAGGTCGATGACCTGCACGGCAAGAGCGTCGAAGTTAAGTCCGCCTGTGGTCGCTGTGCTGATGTCAAGCGCGACCGATGCGAGATCCTCGCCCGCGTCAAGCGATCCGAAGTAGGTGTCGAAGGAGTTCTCTGCGACGCCGACTGGGATGCAAGTGATTGTGCAACCAAGATTCTGCATCGTCATGTCGACCGTGCCGATGCCGTCGACGACGATCGGAGTGAGTCCAAGCTCGAAGGCGACATCGAAGCCAGCCTCGGAGTTGAAGTTCAAAGCTCCGAGAGTCGCTGTGTAAGGTGCTGTTACCAGCTTGGTCGGATCGAAGGCTGCACCGATTGAGGCGCCGGCTCCGACTGAGTAGTAGTCGCCAAGTGAGGATGGATCTCCTCCAAGGTCAAGCAGCCCGGTGAACTGCACAGATCCGAAGGCGGTGTTGTTCGCTGTCAAGCGAAGGCTTGGCATCTGAGTGACTGCTGCGTTGCGGATCGTGTATGTCGCGTCGGCTGCGGTGATGACAAGCGGCTTGTCGGTGCCGCCATAGATGCTCGCGCCCATAGCGGTCGAGCCGTATGGGAAGAGAACAGTCAGAGCTTCGATCTCGCCGACCGGCTCGAACTCGACGACAACTTGGAAGTCGGTCTTCGACTTGCCGAGGATGCCGTAGGCGTCCGACTCCTTGTCGAAGGTCGCGTTGGTCATGGTCAAGGTGATGCCTCCCTTCGAGTAGAAAGTGGCTGAGTCATAAGCGACCTTGGCAGGACCGCGGACGATGGTGGTGCGTGTAAATGTTGGCATGATGTTTTATCTGGTTGGTTCGTCGGTTGATAATCCGACGGGTATGGTGAAGCTGATGACTTTCTGGAGCATCGACTCATTAGTCTGTGACTCCAGTCCTGAAAATATCATGACGCCACCGGAGAGCGGTGCGTCGTCCTTGTCGAGCGGTTGGGTATGGTGGAGAATGCGAGCGACCGCCTCGGCGATCTCTGTCGAGCTTGGCGTGTTGCCGCTCCTCGATCTCCAGACCGATGGTATCTCTGAAACTGTGACCTTGAACTCAGCGGTCGAGAGGTATGGTCCTGGCGTGTCGGCTGAGTCTGTCTCGCCTGTCTCGAAGTGAACGAGGCAGAACGCGCCGGCGCTCTTCATCGCGGTCATGATGCTCGTCTCGATGTCCTTGCCGTCTTCGACGAGGACAGGTATCTTCGGCACCGTGCGGAAGAAGGCGTGATCGTTTAGCGTTTCGGCGATGCTCTCGACGATCTGGCGGATGGTGCTGCTCATGGTGAATAGGAGAAGTCCATTGTGTCGCTTCCTCCGAAGCGGAAAGATGAATTTGACGATCCAATGAAAGCAGCCGCTCCGGTATCATCCGAGTCGGCGTCGTTCTTGGCGAGATCGTCCATGAAAGTCTCGGCAGCCTCGACGGCGACCTTGCGGTCTTCGCCGTTGAATTCTGCGAGTGAGGGAAATGCCTCGGAGAGCAGGCGACGCGCTAAGGCGTAGCCGTGCCGTTGTGATCCGGGCGGGACGTAGCGTCCTGTGCTTGTAACTGGTGCAAGTCCGCGCTTGCGGCGTCCTGCGTTGACTCGGGATACGAACTCCTGCGCGACTTGTTCCAAGATCTCTTCGAGCTTGGCTTCAGGCGCTGGCGACTCAGCCAACAAAGCCTCGAACTCGTCGGAGGCTAGTCGATCTCTGAGACCATCGGATGTAAGTAATACCCATGCCATAAAAGAAAAGAAGGTGGAGGGACGAGGAGAACACTACAAAAAAACCTCGCCCCTCCGGTAGTTGCTTAGAACAACAGTTTTGCGACCATCGCCTGTGCCAAGGTGCCGGGAGTTGCGGACGCTGTTTGAGCGATGCGAACGTAGCGGCGAGTATTGGCTGGGAGACGGAAACGAATCGTCTTGGCTGCTGCTCCTGCTCCGCCTGCACCAGTCTGAGTGGTTTGGATGAGAGGGTCAACAGATGCCCATGACGAGTTGTCGGCTGAGTCTTCGAGTTTATAGGTGACGACTTTCGTGTCGGACAGCTCGGCAGTTGCCAAGGCTGGCGCTGCGAGTTGGAACACGACAGCCTCGATGTCTCCACCAGTTGCTTGTTCGAGATCGAACGAAGCGGTGTTGGCACCGGCGGCGAGCAGAGTCACCGTCGAGCTGTAGTTGTCGTCTTGTTGGTTGCGATTGTATTCAAAGGCCATGATTTTATATATTTAAAGGTTATTAGCTGAGAGCTTCGGTGTCGGTGATGGAATCGGTGATGATGATCGGGATGCCGAAGGACTCGGTTGGAGTTCCCGGAAGGATGCCGTTGAATGCTTCTTGCTTCGTGTTCGGCGCGGTGGTCCGGCTGACTTGAAGTTGGAAAGCGGAGCGGCGGCTCATGAGGAGGTGCGTTGGACGCTCGCCGACTGGGAACTTGCTGAGAAGTTCTGCAATCTTCGCGTCGGTTGCTCCTTTGCCAGAGTCTGCGGTGATGTCTTTCAGACGACCAACTGCATACTTGTTGACGCATTGGAAGCCGATCCAAGCGGTGAGGTCAGCGATATAAGCTGCGTAACGATCGCCGCCTGCGTCTTCTGCATCTCCCTCGCGGAAAGGTGAGAGGTCGAAGCTGGTGCCGTTGCCGTAGACGTATTGAACGCCAGTCGTGCCTGCCTTGATCGCATAGATCGAGGATGCGGTCGCTGCGGTTGTTCCGCCTGCGTCAACGACGAGATCGGATCCGAATGTTGTGACCATCTCCTGCAAGCCGAAGAATCCTTTTGCACCTGCGGCTGTTCCGTAGATGGTCTGAGATCCAACTGTGCTGAGAGCCGCACGCATGACGCCGACTGCCTCGATAGCTTGGAGTGCTTCTGGTCCGTCCTCGTAGCCGCGTGCGACTGCTTTGTCCACCTCGATGCGAGCCGAGAGGATGAAAGCCTCGACGAGACGCTCTGTGAAGTTGGACTTGGTTGCTGCGGTTGCGAATGACGGTCTTGTAGCTCGTGCCACGGATGGTGCGAGCTGGGATAGTTGTCACTTCAGGCGAGCTGGTGGCGACTTCTTCGATAAGGCCGACGATTGGGTCGGCGCCGTTGAGCTTGGCTAGGTCAAGCAAAGTAAGATTGTTGGGCATACTATTAGTTTATTTGGATTGTTGAGATTTGAAAGCGGCTTCGACTTTTGCGATGCCGGTGAGTTCGATTTCTTGAGGTGCGGATTCGCTGCGACCTGCCAGCACGGTCTGACCAGACAGAACTGGATTGATCGGAATGGCGTTGAGCGCGTTGATTGCTTCAGGGTTCGCGAGGATCGAGGATTTCCAGAAGGCTTTGGTTGCTTCGTCCTGTGGAGCGATGCGACCTGCCTTCACGGCGTCCTCGATAGCGATCTCTGCGGAGGCTGCTGCCTTTTCGGCCATACCTTCCTTGAGCTTTTTATTCTCCTCCAGAACGGTCGCAAGTTCGGCTTCGATCTTGGCGTAGCGTTCGGCGGCGGCCGCTTTCTCCTCGTCGGATTCTGCGGTTGATGCTGATTCGCGGAGGTTAGCTAAGTTTAACTTGGCTTTGTCCATGGCGGTTTCTTCGTCTTGCGATGCTTCGACAAGTCCGAGTTCGATTAGTTGTTCGATCATATTAGTTGATTGGGTGTGAGATGCTGCAATTCTTGGGATCTCCTCGAAGGCTGGGTCGTTAACAAGTGAACCAATCTCGCCGCGTGCAGCGAGTCCAGTAGGGATGCCAGTCGTGGAAACTAGGAAAGTCGGGGAAAAATAGGAATAGTCGCGTCCTTCGATGGCTTTGCGTCCTGCCTCGGTCCACTCGACATCGAGCATCAAGCCGACGCCTTCCTCATAGCGGAACTCTTTCGGGATGAAAGAAGCTGGACCGCTTGAATGATCGAAGCCTGCGAAGGGACGAACATTTTGCGCCAGGCGCTTGGTTAGATCCTCGGCAAATGAAGCACCGATCCGAGAGTCGATCTCGACGTCCATGGTCTTCGGCTTGCCTCCGACAGTTGCCGAGATCCGATGCTTGCCTTCTGGTAAGTAGACAATGCTTGTCTCAAGTCCGTTGATTTCGGATTGGAAAGCGGCGGAAATTTTATTGCTAGCAGCCATTGATCTCTCGCCTTGCCATCATTTTCTCGCTTGGCAAGACTATTTTTAGATCGAGGTATTATTTTTCACCATCTCATCCTCGATGAAGTCGAGCGCCTCGTTGAGCAGCGCGTCGACGTATGAGTTCTCAGGAGGTAGCGCGTTCGGCCATGGCTTGTGCGTGACCGACTTACGCAGCGCGTAAATCGGGCGGATGCCGCTCTCGGCGTTGTCATCCTTCTCGGCAAGAACTCCCTTGACGCGGAAGAGCGGTGAGACGCTCTGCGAGTAGTCTCGCGCTTTCATGTTGTGAGCTTTCGGGACAAGCGGTATCGTGAGGTATCCACGGCGCTTGGCTCGGATTGTGCCGCCGGTGATCTTGTGCGAGAGTCCGATCATTCCGTTCTCGAACTTTGCGCCGTTAGCGTCAGCCTTGGTTGTCGACCAGCCAGAGGCTGTCTTCAGCCACCAGCCAGAGAGCGATCGTCCTGCGCCGTGAGTAGGCAGCGATGGATTGATCCATGGAATGCGTCCTCGTCCGTTGTAGTAGGCTCGGATCGTATCGAGTGCTGCCATCGCTCCAACTTTTATCGCTGAAGCTCTCGTTGCCGGCGCTGCCAGCTTGAGCATGGCCGTCTTCGTCTCGTTAAGATTCGACGCCTTGACCGTTATGCCGATGAATGACTTGCCTTCCTTCATTGTTCAAGTCCTTTCAACATGGCGGCGCCGATCTGATCCTCCAGCGCGTCGATGAGTGCTTGGCGGTCGAGCATACTGAACATCTGCGGAATAGCGGCGACGACTTTCTCGACCTCGGTGTTGAACGCACCGATCGTCATCCGCTCGCTCTTGTCGAGCAGGTCGGCGAGGACTAGGTCGATCGGTCCGAGCCATTTCGCGGAGATTTCTCTGAGTTGTTCGTCGGTCATAAGGTTAGGGGTCTAGGGGTTATGTTGTGAAGTTTGAACTTTCTATTTTCTGGCGGATCTGTTTTTCGAGTGGCGGGAATCCTTTATATTACGTTATTTAAAAACTTTGTACTATAAAACATAACCCCTATACCCCTAAATATCTACTAACTAATCTGCTTAAAACATTCGTTTGATTTCTGTCAGATTGCCTTAAACGAGCGTTTTAATTGCCCTCCAATTCCTCGACTTTGCGCTTCGCCCATGCGTAACCGGCATCGCCGCCCCAGCCATTCCAAGCCTGCCATCCTTTGCCCTGCTCGGACCACGTCGCGCCATCCTTGTCGACCTCATGGCGAGCGAAGAAGCTGACCATGCGCTTGACCGTCTCAGGCGATAGATCCACGCGGTTGCTGATGTCTCGAGCGCGTGCCAAGCCGACCGCGATCATGCCGCGCTCAGATGGTGGCTTCGTGCGACGCACCTCAAGCGCGTTCGTTGCGTTGCGTGCCATCTCCTCGGTCGGTCTGAGATCGATCTCAGCGCGTGCCGTCTCGACCATCGGGTCGATGGATGGCTCAAGGTCGTCAACGGGAAGCAGGTCGATGTCGTCCTCGATCTCCTCGCCGAAGATCTGCTCGCCTTCGTTCGGCATCGGGATGCCCAGCTCCTCGTAGACCCATTGTCGAGGCATCTCGACGCCGATCTCCTTGTAGAGCTTGACTCGCTCTGCGGCTGCCTTCTCGTCCTTGACGATAGGGATTTCCATCTCGCAGTAAGGCATATCCTCGGACGCCACGGCGCCGAAGTTCATGCGCACGATCGCCGGGATGAGCTGCGTCGTGACAATAGCGGCGACCCACGATGAGACGCTCTGAAGCACCTCGCTGCGGATGCCTGCATGAACGTCGCCGAGAGCGCGTGATCCCGTCCCGGTGTTGTCTGTCGTTAACGTCTGGCCGAGCATGAGAATATCGCAGGCTCGATCGGCAACGTCCATGAGGTGAGATTGAGGCAGCGCGTCGCCGCTGCCGCTGATAGCTGAGTGGATCTCGAAGTCGACGCCCGGACCAGTTGCCGCCCAGCCAGATGCTCCGATTGACTCGAGCATCTCTTCGGCTTTATCGAGCGCCTCTTGGCTGCCGTCGGTCTTGGCGGTCCGCATCGGGATGCCGAAGAGCTGTGCGAACTGCATGAGCCAGCCCAGTCCGTAGACCGAGGCTAGCCAATACTTTGTCAATGCTCTGAGGTTCGCTCCGTAGATCGGATGTGAGCCGCCCTGCGACCAGACACCAATGACAAATCTGTCAGGCGGGAAGTCTTCGAGAGTCGAGTTGTTGGCTCCGCCTGGCGCGATCATGAGTCTGTCGACCTCGTTCGAGAACTGTGGGAAGGCGAGATATTTAGCAGGGACTGGAGCGTAGCACCGCGGCGAGATGATGTTGTTCTCGCTCTGCCAGACGATCTCCATGACCGAGATCCCCTTTGCGTAGGCATCGATCAGAGCGTTGACCATCTGTCCGGTATCAAGCTCCCAGTGACCCGGCTTCGGCGCGTAGCTGTTGATCGCACGCTCGACGACTTCTTGGATCTTGATCGCCTGCGGTGTCGGCTCCTCGGATCCTTCGCGGATCGCCGGCTTGATCTCCATCTTGAGGCGGCTGACTGCACCGCTGACCTCGTTGAGCGCCTTGCGTAGCCGAGGCCATGTGTCAAGCATAAGTCGGAAGAGTCTGTCTTGGTCTTCGAGCTTTCCTGTGCGGACATTGCGAAGGATTGTGCGAACTTGGTCTGGCGTTACGTTTGCTAAATCGTAATCGTTGGTCCGATAAGTTGCTGGAACTGGAAACACTATGCCCTTGCTCTCGTCTTTAGTCATGCGCTCTGCCCTAGTCTTTTAATCTTGACATGGCAAGAAAACAATTCTCAGAGCGCGTTGAATCCTCTCGCTTTCGGTGCGGCGAACTCGGAGCGCTTGAGTCGAGTCGCTGACGTGCCTGTCATGCGTCCGCTGTGATGAGCGCCGAGCGCGATGCAGGCGAGCAGAGCGTCGGCTCGGTCGGGTGACTTCAGTCCTGCCTTGCGCATCTTCTCCTTGTCCTCGATCCTGAGCTTGCCCTGCGCGTTCCATTCGCTCTTGCGCGTCGTGATCTGCTCGTAGGTCATGCTGTCAAGCTCGCCCAGATGGATCTCGCCACGATGGATCGCTTGGGTCGCTGTGTGCCAGACCTCGCCGATCAGGTTCGCATACTCGTCGCTGTCCTTGGCTGCTTGTCCGCCGTGGAAGCGGTT